TCATTTTTTCTGACCGCCGACCACCGGCACGATTTTAGTTTTTCTGTCGTAAATTGCCGTTTGCCTCGAATTTTTATGACCAGAAATCGCCTGTTTCTCTTCGAGGCTTCCTTCCAGATCAGAAACACCTTTTGCCTTCAGATCATGGAAAGTGAAATCTATCTGCAGGTGTGGGTTCTTTTCCTGCGCTGCAATTTTGGCGTCGCGCCAGCGTGAATTAAAACCGTCGCGGGTGTATTTGCTGCCGCTGGTCTGGTGAATGACAAACAGGCTACGGATACCCGGCTTTAACGGCAGGGAACGGGCGAGGGCGACAGCGGCGCGCAGGCGTGGCGACCATGCTTTGATTTGCTTTACGCCTGTTTTTCCCTGGCGGATGAAGATCCCGGTTTCGCGTATCTGGTCTTCAGTCAAAGCCAGCACATCGCTTTGTCTGGCCAGACACAAATAAGCGATTTCCATGGTGGCGCGAACCACGTCCGGAGCAACGTCGTAAACCGCTTTGTATTCTTCGTCGGTGATGTAACGCTCCCTGGCCGTCTCTTTGAACTTCTTAACGCCCTGACAGGGATTATGCTGAACGTAACCGCGCTCATAACCCCAACGGAATACCCGCGAAAGAAAACTCTTTTCCCGGTTAGCCTGCGTTTTACTGGCCATGCCACGCTGATCCATATAGCGCCGGATGTGTTCTGGTTTAATTTTGTCCGGGTTAACCTTCCCGAATACCGGCAACACTTTGCCTGCGTATTTCGTGTAGTCTTTTCGGGTTTCTGCCGCTAAATCCTGCCAGTCAGGGGAAGACATGAATTGATCGGCCAGAGCCTGAAACGTCTTGCGCTCGACTTCTTCTCCCATGGCTTTTTCATATGCCAGCCATACAGCTGATTGAGGCTCGGAGAGCGCACATAGCCTGATAGCCTTGTTATCTTTATTCCTGAATTCATACGCCGCCTTGCCGCGATACACGCGGGGCGGCATCCAGTTATCAGCGGGGTTCTTACGCTTTCCGGCCATTAAAGATAGCTCCGAAGTCTGGTTCTTCTTCCCGCACCGTCTCTTCCTGCTGGTTGCGGTATTTAATCGGGTTCAGGAAATGGCCCCACGTCGTTTTAGGATGGCCGTCTGCCCTTTCCATGAAAAAGACTCCGGCCCGGCGTAGCGCTTCACACTGCCGCGATTTAAGCGGTGTCCCCGTCAGTTCGATCATTTCCTCTCTGGTGATGATGTCGTGATCGTGTCTCATGGTCTTTCCTCAGCATGCCGGCTATCGCGTTGTCTGCCGTATCGCAAGCGCGTTGGATATCGGACTGGGTCAGAGTCCTCTTTCTAACGCTGGCTGATAGCCTGCCAATTTTGATATCGAAATCTGAAAGTAAAAGTGTGCCTGGTTGCCAACGTAGCATTGTGATCTCCGGTTCATAGGTAGATCACAATGCTAACGACAGTTGCGGGTTATTTCTGATTAGGCTTAATCAGGTTTGGTTTATTCCGGAACGCGCCATTTTCGCGGGTGATTTTGGCACTGCGCGGAAAATGCATAGCCAGTTCGCAACGCGCGCAGGCTTCGATTATCCCGTTAGTACCGTCCGGAAAAACGACGTGAAGCGCGTCGCCTCGTTTCAGTGTGAGTTTCAGCATATCAGCGCACCTGCAGCGAACGTTCGCCAATCTCAAGGTGAGCGCCCGGCACTGGGTTTAACAGTTCTTCCGGTATCTCTCCGCCGTCAGCGGTAATCTGGGCCGCTGCTGCCTGTGCTGATTCAATCGCTTCCTTGATGGCTTTCTTGTCCGGAGTGACTAACGTCTGAACTGTCACTAATTCATCCGGCAGTAATTCATCATTATCGATCACGACGTTTATAGCTCCCTTACGTGCGGTAAAGGTATTTTTGGCGGTTTTAACCGTATCCTGACCGGCGGCCAGTAGGCACTGGAGAACATACTTCTTCAGGTTCGTGATCTTGCCTTCGAATGATTTTTTGCGGGCGGCGAGGCGTTTGGCCTCTTCATCGCAGGTTTTTGCCAGACCTTCCAGATTGCGAACATGCACAAACACCGCATCCAGTTTGTCGCCGAGTTGCAACTCAAGTCCTTCCATTGTGTCGGCAATCATTTCCGGAGACAGACCAGAGCCGTCTTCATTTTCCAGAAGCGCCTGGAGTTTTGACATATCGGCAGCGATAGCAATTGCAGTAGTAGAAGTCATTGTGCTTTCTCCTCGGCTTTATTCAGTTCTTTAATGCGGCCATCCTTAATGGTGATGAGTCTGCGGAGTCTGCCAGACAGATAGCGTTCATGCTGCGTATCGCCGTTGGCCTGGGCGGCTTTAATGTGTACATCGATCTCACGTGCAATAGGGGAAAACACGCCATTGATTTCGTTCACCGTCACTCCATGAGCCAGGGTATTAGCAACGCGGCTTAATTTGTCGTCAAACTCCTGGCGAAGCCGTGCTGCATCTTCGGCTGATTCGCTGGCGTTCTTCAGGTCAAACTCGGCCTTATTCTTCTGGCGGTACTCCAAATTGTCGTAAAGCCCCATAAAGATATCGCCGCTGAATCCGAGGCCGGATAACGCTTTTTTGGTCGCATCAGTCAGTGATTTTTTGGCTGCTTCGCCGTCGCAGGTGATCCCGTATTTACTACCGTAAATGTAGGGTGTACAGCCGTATGCTGTTTCCTCACCTCGTACTCCGTTCAGGATGTACCAGAGCCGGACAGTCACAACATGGTGCTGTTCGTTGACGGTATTACCATTCCCATCAAGAACCAGCTCCCACGATGCGTTGTTGTCTTTGCCTTTTACCTGCCGAGTGATCGGCGCGCCAATATCGAAACGCTCTTCAACAATATCCACGCCCCAGCCGATGCCCTTAGGGCCAAACTCACGTGTGGCAAGCATGGTCATGTAGGTACCGTTGATCGAGGTGCCACCGCCGTTCTGTGTGAAAGCCTTAGTAAACCTTTCGTCGGTTTTAAATACGCGTTTCCATAGGTCTAAATTGTCTTCCCCGATGATTGGTTTTCCGACAGCCTGCACAACATCCTCAGCGTTAGGCAGGCTTTCAGCGTGAGCGATTTGTTTTGCTAAACGCTCGGAATCATCAGCCAGTTTTTCAGCCTTAACGCTTAACTTCTCTTCCGGATCTGCACCTTCACCAGAGGCATATACGCCATAGCCCATATCGTTGAGCGTCTCACGCGCCTGTTTCGCCTGGTTATCGGTTACAACCGGCGGCATTTCCTCTTTTTCGCCCACGTTTGAGGCGATATTTTGCGTCGCCTCTGGTTGTTTAATGGATCCTGTCTCGGTTTCTTCAAAGCGGCCGTTGGCCTCCAGCCATGAATCGATGTGGCGGCGCAGGCTGTCAGGGAAATGGTAGGTATCTTTCGCCGGTACGTTCTGCACCACACCGAAGATGCTGGCGCGGTCGTATTTGAGTATCTGCGGAGTGGTATGCAGCGATGCTGACCAGCGTTTAAAATCTTCCCGGTCATCGGAAATCATCTTTTTGGCATCCAGAAGGTTTCCGGATAGTACCGGCGCATCAGGTGCCAGCGGGAGAAGGGCGATTGCAATCTCCTGATCCAGTGTTGCATAGGTTTGTTTATAACCGCGCTTAGAAATCACCACTGGTGCTTTACCATCGGTGCTGGTGCTGGTGCTGGTGCTGGTGCTGGTGCTGGTGCTGAGAGCGGTATTTTTATATACGCCGGGGGCCAGTTCGTCGCGCTTGCCCGGATTCTCAAGCCAGCGTTTAACGAACTGAGAGATAGCCGCTTTGCCTGGCGTCTGGTTTTCAAAATGGGAGAAAATACCCTGAACAAGATTATTCAGTCCTTCCACGTGCATGCTTTGAACCGGGAAATTATTTTGCAGGGCGCATAGCACGTTAAAGTTAAAGCGATCTTCCTCTTCAAATTCCCCATCGTGGTTTTTCAGGTTATCCAGATAATCCACAACCTGAGAATAAAGATGGCCGTCAATCGCCGCGGTGCTAAAAAGCAGGACGGCAGCAAAGCGTTCCTCTGCGGAAACGGTCATCAGGTCGATCACTTCATCGTCGGCAGGTAAACCAGCACTACTTCCGGAAGCGCTATCCTGCACAGTAGAAATCCATTTTTCACCGTCAAAAGTATGCTGCAGGGCGAATGACTCATCGAACTGGCCAACGGTAGGCAGCGGCTGGCCTTCAATGTATTCCCACAGTTTCGGTTTGAAATAGTTGTCACCATTGGCCGGGTATGGCTCCCAGAGTTTGCCGGTCATAATGCTTTCGGCCACTTTTTTGTTTGGCGCATCGATGGCGATCGCCAGCTGCACGGCGCCGCAGTCTTTAATCGCCGATTTCTTTGGCTCAAATAAGCCGTTGTAGATGGTCATTGGTCTTTCCTCTTGGTTTCTGGCGCAGGTCACGCGCCGGTTAATTAAAACGGTACGTCGCTTTCTTCAATCGGAGAGTGATCGATGCACAGCAGCTGCTGAATCTGGTCTTCAATAACACCCAGCTCCTTCTTTGCTTCGGCAGAGATTTTCTCTTTCTTCGCGCGAAGGGCATTAACCTGCATACCAATAATGTCGATTGGCTCTAAAGCCGGAATGGGAACCTCTACCGTTTTGGTAGTAACGAGGACATACAGATCAGGGTATTGCTGTGACATGTCACAGGTGAATGAGTGATAAGACGTTGGTAGATATGGGTTCGTTGTGGCCATAACGTAAACAGTTACGGGGATGGTAAGCGCTTCCATAGCGACTCCTTGTTGATGTATACTCAGAGCCGATCAGTGTTGACTCTGTCGGCATTGGTCTTTCCTCATCACAAGCTTGGTCGCTTGTGATGAGTCCGAATGGTTTGGTCACCGTTCGGGGTAACTGGCCCGCCTTGTGCGGGCCTTTTGCCATCTAAAGGTTGCCGGTCTTTCCCGGCTGTCAGGGCTGGTCATGCCCGTTGGTCATTGGTCTTTCCTCCCGGTCTTTCCCGGCGCCAGAGCTGGTCAGGCTCACTGGTCTTTCCTCACAGGGTCCCTCTTTTCGAGGGCTTCAGTTTTCACTGAAGGGTCGCATAAATCGTTACTGTGTTAAAAAAATGCCCGGGGCGCCCGGGCCAAGACTACACACAGCAATGGATGTTCGTTGCGGTCTTTCCCGCATGTCATCGTACTGTCGGCGACCCGAAGAATTCGTGCCCGTCTTTCCGGACTGTCAGAACTGTTTCTGAACAACTGCCGCGTGGTTAGTGCGTCGTTGATGTGATGAATATTAGAATTGAGCATATTTTGGGTCAAGCAAAAAATACTCGTAAAAATAATATTAATTATATGCCATTGATTGGTAAGCGAAAAAAAATCCCGACTCGCGGGATTCTTTGATTGGAGGGGTATTTATTGCTTTCTAGCTGCGAGTAACTCTTCAAATAAACGGTCAAAACCAACTACTTTATCTTTTAATTCAGATAGATGCCTTTCCTTTTCACTTTGAGGAAGTCTTTCATACAGCTCGATGAGTTCGGCTTCTTCTGGCTTCAACAGACGCCACCCTGCTGACGAATAATCATCAACGTGTGTACCCGATTTTCGAACATAGTTCATCAGTTCTGCAAGATCGGGCCGTAGGTCCTCAGGTTTTACTCCCAACAAAGCTGCGAACTTTAGAGCGGCGTCGGTGTTTAGCGGAATATTACCGTTCAGATAGTGGCTGACAGTAGCCTGTGTACTGAAGCCAAGTGCATCCGCCGCCTTTTCTTGTGTAAGGCGTAAAGTTACTTTTTTTTCGTTCCAGATGTCCCGGAGACGTTGAGCGGTTTGTGATTCATCCGCGTCGAGTGTTTTTTTTCTCATGGCGTCCATATTATTCGCAAAATTAATTTACGCCCAATCGCATAAGTATTGACACTCGGATATTATTAAAACTAATATTCATGTGTCACATACATCTCAGGAGGACATATGGATCTTAAAACCTATCTAAAGACCTCTGGCGTTCGCCAGCAGGATTTCGCTCAAGTGGTTGGCGAGACGCAGGGCTATGTCAGTCGCGTTGCATCTGGAAAATGCCTTCTTGGTGCTGCAACTGCATTGAAATGGGCCGCTGCAACTGGCTATCAAGTAACACCGCATGATCTACTCCCCAATATTTACCGAAAACCAACTGACGGACTTCCGGAACAGAATGCAGCTTAACAATCTGCGTTATCGAAATCTGATTACGCTTAATCAATTTTCAGCGACAGGAGACGCTCGAAGTGGAATACCTCGAAGAACTTAAACGAGAGATCTTTAACTGGGAAGCGGAAAGCGGGCAGGAGCTGGTTGCTATCGAGATAAGCCGCATGTGGTTTCGTCTTGGTGGTAATACCGGTTCGCTGAAGCTGCACCAGATCGAAGATGCAGATGGAAACGCCGACTGGCGGGCAATCAACAACAACCGCCAACAAATTTTTCGTTGGTTGCGAGGCGAGACCAAAGCCGCGAGAGCCAAAACTATGGCGCTGGTCAAAGCGATGGAAGCGGCGCTGCCGGCAGAACGTTACGCGCGCTTGGGTATGTCCACCCAGTATTTAATTTGTGTGGCCATTCGTGAGTTTGCCGCAGCGATTATTGCGTTGTTACTCGACGCCAGAGACGGGCCGCAGCAAGTCGCAAGAGCTTTGCAAGCTATGCGTGAAACACAACGCCTGACCAGCGTTTAACCTGTACCGAGGAAAGACCAATGAGAACACAAGACCGCATCACCTGGCGGAATGGGTTTCGCCGGAACGGGGTACAAGTCCCGATGGAAGATATCGAATCGATTTTCGAAGAGCGTCGCGCTACTGCGCTGACAATCTGGGAACGCTATGAACTGCGCAAGGCAGATCTGCAGGAAGCGGGACTCACCCAGAAAGAATACGAAATCGCCTGCCGTCAGCTGGCTGACTCGCTGGGGATCTGACTATGAGTATGACGCTTATGGCCAAAGCAATGGCAATCAAGACCGGAAACCCGATTCGAAAACTGGTGCTGATCAAACTGGCTGATAACGCCAATGATTCCGGCGAATGCTGGCCGTCTTACAAACATATTGCGGATCACTGCGAGTGCAGCAAAAGCGCGGTGCGTGACCATATCGATGCGTTAATTTCTATGGGCCTTCTGGTGAAAGAAAACCGCCCGGGCGTAAAAAACGGGAAGGGTAACGCGTCGAATTTGTACTGCATGAAACTTGATAACCCTATGCCGCCAAAAAGCATAGCCCCTATGCCGTCAAAAAGCACAGGTATGCCGCCAAAAAGCATAGCCCCTATGCCGTGTGGCGGCACCAGAACCAGTCACTCTTTTGAACCAGTCATAGAACCTATAGATCCCCCTAACCCCCAGACGGGGGAAGGCGATGAAAAAATTAATTCTGATGCTAAAAAAGCGCTGGAATTTTACAACGAGCAAACCGGTACCCGCTGCCGTGACCTGAAACCGTTTGTGATGATGCTGACGCCGACCACCACCCGGGAAGGATACACCCTGGACGAAGTGCAGTTAGTTATCCGCTGGGTTCTGGCCACATGGCGCCGCCGTGGCGATAGCCTGCCGAAGCCTGCGAACATCTGCCGGGTAAACCGCTTTGATGGTTATCTCGCTGACGCTGAAGCATGGGCGGTGACCGAAACCGATATTGATCCGGAAGCCGTTATGAACGGCTACAACGAAATTTTTGCTGACGTTCTGCCAGCTGCTGAACTGGACACCGACCGCCGCCGGATGATCACCCGACTTGCCGCCCACATGAAAAACAAAACCACGGGCGCATTTCTGGGTTATTTCGAAAAATTCCGCGCTGACGCCTCCGATTTTTACTTTGGGGAAAATGGCGGATGGCGCGCCAGCTTTGACTATCTGATGAAACCAGAGACATTGCGTAAGACCAGGGAGGGCGCTTTATGATGCAGATGATGTATTCCACTCAGGAACTGGAATGTCTGGTTCTTGGCTGCCTGATGAACGGCGGCGCCACGCCGGACGCCTTTGATGTGATTGCCAGCACTCCGAGCGAGGCTTTCAGCGTCGCATACTACAGGCAGATTTACGGTGTGATCAAAGCGCAGGCCTTGAGCGGCGGCTTAATTGACATGATGTACATTAGCGAAGCTATTGGCGGACAGGGGACGCTGGCTAATCTCGCCGATATTTGCAAATTTCCGACATCGATCGTCAATCTCAAAGGCTACGCCAAAAAAATGGTTAAGGCCTGGCGAAGCAGAACCATCGCGCAATTACTGCAGGATGGTGCGGATGGGATTCGTGATGCAATAAACCAGGAGCAGCGCGATCAGGTTGTTGAAACTGCCGTGGCGCAGCTGCTGGACATGACCGGTGATACTGGCGACGTTCAGCCGGTACATATCAGCGATTTGTTACCGCCTTACATGGAAACCATGCAGAAGCGCATGGACGGCGAAGAGGGTACCCGCAACCTGAAAACCGGGATCAACGAGCTGGATGAAGTTACCGGCGGTTTTAACCCACAGGATTTGATTGTTATCGGTGCACGCCCGGGCATGGGAAAAACCGAGCTTGCGCTGAAACTTGTCGATGGCGTTACCGCTGCCGGCGGTGGTGCGTTGATATTCAGCATGGAAATGGCCGCTGCGCAAATCGTAGAACGCTCTCTGGCGGGTTCTGGCAACATGTCAGTATCACGCCTGCGTAATCCCCTCGATATGCAGGACGAGGACTGGGCGCGCTTTACAGCGGCCATGGAGACCATGAACGGGCGAGATATCTGGATCGTTGATGCTACCGATCTGACGATTGAGCAAATCCGCGCCGTTGCCGAAACGCATAAGCGCCGGTATCCGCATCTGGCGATGATCGTTGTCGATTACGTTGGCCTGATTAAAAAACCGAAGGCAGAGCGTAACGACCTCGCGATCGCCCACATATCCCGAAACCTAAAAACTATGGCTATGCGCCTGCATACGCCGACATTCGCGCTTAGCCAGCTTTCCCGCGCCGTGGATTCCCGCCCGGCGGCCCTGCGCCGCCCGGTCATGTCAGACCTGCGCGATTCCGGTTCCATTGAGCAGGACGCCGACAGCATCATGTTTTTGTACCGCGATGAGGTTTACAACCCGGAAAGTCCGGCGGCTGGCGTCGCTGAAATTATCCTGGGTAAAAGCCGCTTCAGCGCCGCAGGCACAATTATTTATCAGGAATTTAAAAACGGACACTTTCTGTCAATGGATCAGCATGTTGGCAAGGAGAAAACACGCATCCAACTGGAGGCCGCTAAACCACGAAAACTAACCCGTAAATACTCCGAGAAGTACAACACCGATTCATTTTAACCGCGCCTGACCAGCGCGATTTAACCGAGGAAAGACCAATGACCACAAATTTAAATTACCCAAAACCAGTAAAACCGGATGATGGCTGCAACTGGCTCCCCGTTATTCTCTGGCGCATGAACGCCGGCGCGCGCGCTCGTAGCCGTTCCGTGTTCGTTGCGGCGCCACGTCCGGCCCCTGTACCCGGCATCACCCCGCAAAAACCGATTAAGCGTGAAATTATCGCCCCTACTGTTTCCGGCCGCAGGCGCAAAACCCACATCGGCACCGTGATTTATTCCAGAGGTGAAAAAAGTGTTCGCCTGAGCGAAGGCGCTACCGTCTGGTCTGCTGGCTCTAATGAGCATTTCGATAAAAAAACGGGCCAGCGCGTCGGCAGTATTGGCCGTCACCGTCTAGTGCTGGAGAGTATCCGACCATTGCGGGCCAGCGACGAACAGCAGGACGCCGGGAGCGTCACCGCGCAGCAGCTGGTAGCCGTGATGAAAGGCAAGACGCTTTCTTACCAGGGCATCCTGGCATTAATCCAGAAGCACTACCCAGATTGTCAGGTGACGATTAAAGAACTTCACGATCGCGTGTTAGGCATGTTCATGTCGAATTACGTGGGTATTACCCGCCACGACGATATGCCCGTGGTTCACTTCACGCTTAACAGCGTCGATCCCCGTTATTACATCGAGTCAGCGAAGAACAAGAGGGCATAAGGCATGGCCGGGCAATCAGATTACTTGCCGCCCGGCTTACCGCTCAATCGCGCCAAATGGCCGCAGGAGTGCCAGATCAAAGAGCACTACGACATGCGCGCCTCGGCACTCATACGCCAGCTGTTCGAGAAGAAAGTTACTCGACAGGCCATCGTAGAACAGATTGCAGCGACGCCGGAAAGCTACAGGGAGTTTTTCAAAGAGAGATTGAATTTTTGGCGGGAGAAGCGGACATGAAATTTTCAACACCTGATTTTATGCATTGCAGCCGCAGGACGCTGATGCTGTTCGTACTCAGTGCAAACGTTGTTGGCTGGATAGTCATTATCGCTTTGATATGGGCTGGATGTGAGTTTGCACAGTGGGCGCTGGAATATCTCCGCAGTAGTGGGGTGCTGGCGTGAATAACAAATACACCCTGATTTATGCGGATCCGCCCTGGACGTACCGCGATAAAGCCAAAGATGGCGAGCGTGGCGCCGGGCATAAATACCAGACCATGACTGTGCTCGATATCTGCCGTCTCCCGGTCTGGGAACTGGCCGCTGAAAACTGCCTGCTGGCTATGTGGTGGGTACCGACTCAGCCGCTGGAGGCGTTGCGAGTAGTCGAGGCGTGGGGCTTCCGCCTGATGACCATGAAAGGCTTTACGTGGAACAAATGCTACAGCCGGCAGACCGACAAACTGGCCCTCGGAATGGGCCATATGACCAGAGCGAACAGCGAGGATTGCCTTTTCGCTGTGCAGGGAAAATTGCCCGCCCGGCTGGATGCCGGGATCGTTCAGTCATTCACGGCCCCGCGTCTGGAGCATTCGCGTAAACCGGATATTGTGCGCGAAAAGCTGGTGCAGCTGCTGGGCGATGTACCGCGTATTGAGTTATTCGCCCGCCAGTCGTCGCATGGTTTCGACGTGTGGGGCAACCAGTGTGAATCGCCAGCGGTGGCGCTGCTGCCGGGCATTGCAGAATATATCGGTGAGGTTGCTTAACCATGAAAAATACTATTCAGGATTTAATGAATCACCAGTTTGCCATGCTGGAAACTGTCACTGATCCCAATATCAAAGGCGACGTGCTTCAGGAAGAGTTATCGAGGGCAAAGGCGGTAGTTGAGATCGTCGGGGTAATGGTCGGTACTTATCGCGTCGCCCTCGACGCTCAGAAGGCTATTTATGACGGTACCGCAGGCAATGTGCCTAAGATTATGGGGATCGAAAAATGATAGAGAAATACACTCCAGCCCAGGAGTTGTTTATCAGGCAGCATATCAAAAGCTCCACTGCGCGGGAATTAACTGAAATGTTTAACGCTCAATTTGGTACAAATAAGAGCGTGGGCGCTATCCGTATCTGGTGCAAATCTCATGGGTTAGGAAAGCAGTTTTTAATTGAGCCGCGCTATACCGATGAGCAGCTAACTTTCATTTATGCCAACAGGAATCTAACGAATGCTGAACTAACAGAACGGTTCAACAGGCGATTCGGTACCGATAAAAAACCTGACAATATCAAGGATGTAAAGATAGCTCGCGGCTGGACTCGCGAACCTAAAGGCCGGAAACGCATTCTTCCCCAGTACATCACTGTTAATAAAGAGAAAATTAGACTCGATGTATACGTATATGAATGCGTACATGGAAAATTACCGACCGGTTATTCGGTTATACATCTGGATAATGATCTTAATAATAACAATATCGATAATCTGCGCGCTGCCCCTAAAGAAATTCGCCGCCTGTTTTCTGGCGCGGGCTACTCTAAAATGCCGCAGGTGCTTGCTCCGGCGCTGTATGCTCAAGTTATGCTCCGCCATGCAATCAAAAGATTATCCATGTAAGTGGGGGGATAAATGCTTAGTTTAACCATGCAAGATGTCTTGCTTGAACATGCATATCGCCGACTTGTTGAGTTGGAAAGCCTTTTGATGGTGGACGTGCCTGAAACCGTATGGCCAGCGGAAGTCAGTATGGTCTTCTCTCAGATTGAAAACGCCGGGGCACTCCCGGCGCACCACCAGCGCCGCCTGCAGCACCACATCAACCGGATGTGGCTGGAAAAAATGCCGGTACCGTCAATTATCGCCGCGGCTCGTTCGCTGGCCTGCGCCATGGAGAAATACGCGTGAGAGAGAGCGAAATCATCGTTGATAACTTTGCTGGCGGCGGCGGCGCCTCAACGGGAATCGAGCTGGCGATAGGGCGCAGCGTGGATATTGCTATAAACCACGATCCCAATGCTGTCGCGATGCACACCACTAATCACCCCGACACGCTGCATTACTGCGAGTCGGTTTATTCGGTTCGTCCGAAAGTTGCGACCGCCGGCCGCCGGGTTGGGCTGGCATGGTTTTCACCAGACTGCCGTCACTTTTCAAAGGCGAAAGGGGCCAAGCCGGTAGAAAAGGCGATTCGTGGGCTGGCTTGGATTGTTCTGCGCTGGGGGCTAGATGTTGACCCTCGGGTGATGATGCTGGAGAACGTTGAAGAGTTTAAAACATGGGGGCCGCTGCTTGCGGCAGAAATGCGCCCGGATCCAGACCGCGTCGGCGAAACATTCCTGGCATTTGTCGGCATGCTGACAACCGGGATCCCGGCGAACCATCCAGCGCTGGCCGAATGCTGCGAGTTTCTGAATATTTCGCTTGATAGTGAGGAAGCCACACGGCTGGTAAACGGTTTGGGTTACACCGTAGAGTATCGCGAGCTGCGCGCATGCGATTATGGCGCGCCGACCATCCGTAAGCGGTTCTTCATGGTGATGCGCCGGGACGGGCAACCGATAGTCTGGCCAGAAGCTACCCATGGGGATCCGAAGTCTGGCGCCGTGCAGGCGGGCAAACTGGCACCGTGGCGAACAGCTGCGGAATGTATAGACTGGACAATCCCCGCGCCGAGCATCTTCGATCGCAAAAAGTCGCTGGCTGTGAACACACTCAAACGTATTGCGCGCGGCATCCAGCGCTTTGTTATCGACAGCGCGTCGCCGTTCATCGTGAAGTGCAATCACACAACGACACGCGGTAAATACGACTGTTTCCGGGGGCAGGCACTGGACGATCCGCTGCAGACGATTACGAAAACACACGGCTATGCGATTGCTGTCCCGCACCTGACGAAGTTCCGCACCGGCGCAACCGGGCAGCCAGTCACCGAACCGGTACCGACGGTGACCGCCGGCACGTCCAGGCGCCCGGGCGGGAATGGTCATGCTTTGGGGATTGTTGAGGCGGGCCTTGTCCCGTTCCTTGCTGGCAACGGTGGCAGCGAGTACCAGGCTAAACCGCGCCCGCTTGATAAACCCACTCACACCATCCTGAAAGAGTCCAGGGCCTGCATTGTGGCGCCGGTTATTGCCCGCCAGTTCAGCGCCAGCGTCGGCCACCGTGCAGATGAACCCAGTGCGACAATTACCGCGGGCGGCGGAGGTAAATCTCAGTTGGTATCAGCATTTCTGGCGAAACACTACGGCGGCAATTACACCGGATCGGGCGTAGGGCTGGATGAACCTACACATTCAGTGACTACAGTTGACCATCATGCGGTAGTTGCGGCGCATCTCATGGTGAACAATACCGGGCATCCTGGCGGATCCGTGGAATCTCCTTCGCATACGGTTACGACTGGCAATCACCACGCCGTTGTAGCCTCCCACCTGGTTAAGTTGCGCGGTACCTGCCGCGACGGACAACGGACTGATGTGCCGATGCCGACCATTACCGCTGGCGGCCAGCACGTCGGGGAGGTTGAGACCACTCTCGCTGTTGAACATTACGATGAGCAGCGCGCGCAACAGGTGCTAGCGTTCCTGAAAGAGTATTGCGGAGCCGATAGCACTGGACTGGTGGAAATCGGCGGAGTGACTTACCGCATCGTTGATATCGGCATGCGCATGCTGCAGCCGCATGAGCTCTACCGGGCGCAGGGCTTTCCGGAATGGTACATCATTGACCAGGATTACCGCGGCGTGAAATACGCCAAAGACAAACAAGTCGCTAGGTGCGGCAACGCCGTCCCACCGCCATTTGCAGAAGCGCTTGTGCGCGCAAATCTGCCAGAAATGTGCCCGGCACAGGAGGCCGCATAATGGCTAAATCATCCGCAGAACGTAAAGCCGCGCAGCGAGCGCGGCAATCTGCCGCCGGCAACCGGAAAATTGAGCTGGTTCTCGATGCGCAGGAACTGGACATGCTGGCGCGTAACTGCACCGCCCGGCGCCCGGGCCGTGAACCGTACGAACTGGCCGAGTACATAGCCATGCTGATCCGTCAGGATGATGCGCGGCTTAGTGGCCACATCAAATCGATCAGCAAACGTCTGTGTAGAAAATGCGGTGAGTCGCTGCCGATCACCTCCTGCCCGTGTGCTGGTGATTCGCAATGCTGGGTAACGCGAGGGTGGCACGAAACTAAACTGTCAGCATAGCGAACAACCATACCAGATAAAACAGAACCGTCAGAAATGGCGGTTTTCTTTTGAATTCAATCGGATATTTTGAGGTTTATTGTTGATTTTTAACGATTCGTGCTCTTAAAAATTTGCGCTCACTGTCAGTTGGTAGTATATATACTGTGAATTTATACAGTATCACCAGCGAGGGAGAGGTAGTGATTGATAAGAAAGATGCAGGAGACCTTCTCCCCGATGATGGTGATGTGCTGATAACATGTGAAAAGGGCAAAATTAAGAAGACCAGAATTGTCCATTCCGATGAGCATGTAGCGACACTTAACGCGTTGTTTGAATTAGCTAAATTGACGGGTTATACCATTATCAAACCAGACGGCAATATGCTATAATTACCCCGTTGGCCTGAACACCCAACACAATATACTTCTGAACAATTGCTGCGCTAAAGGGGAACCCAATGGCGCAGTATTCATTTATAAAATCAGATGGCGATGTGTTAATCCCTGCATCGCCCGACGCCCGCGAGTTTGTGAAGAAAATTCGCTCGGGCGCTGTTCTGTATTCCGATTTTAAGCAGGCGCGAAACCCTGCATTTCACCGCAAGTTTTTCTCTCTCCTCAATCTCGGCTTTGACTACTGGCAGCCATCTGGCGGCGCTATTTCCCCTGCAGATAAAAAACTGGTGCATGGTTACGTGCAACTGGTGGCCCACTATGCCGGGCATGCTGACACATTGCAGGAACTGGCGGATCAGTATCTCCGCGATGAAGCAGAAAAACGCGCCGGGAATATCAGCGCGGTTAAATCGTTTGAAGCGTTCCGTTCCTGGGTAACTATCGAAGCCGGTTTTTATACCGAATACCAGATGCCTGATGGCACCACCCGCAAGGAACCCAAATCCATATCGTTCGCAAAAATGGACGATATCGAGTTCGCACAGCTTTATAAATCCGTCCTCGACGTGCTCTGGAACTTCATTCTGTTCCGTACCTTCCCGACGCAGCAGGCCGCAGAAAATGCAGCCTCTCAGCTTTTCAGTTATGCGGCCTGAGGTCATCACCATGACTAAAGACGATAAAGACTGGTTGTCAGATGTTGCGGATCTTGGGTGTGTGGTATGCCGCAATCTCGGTTTCGGCGCCAGCCCGGCCGAAATTCACCACATCAGAACCGGGCAGGGTGCTGGTCAGCGTGCAAATCACAAAAGAACCTTACCTCTTTGCCCGGCGCACCACCGCACCGGCGGTTTTGGCGTGGCGATTCATGCCGGACAAAAGACATGGGAGAGCAAATACGGTACCGAGCTGAAACTGCTCGATCAGGTAACGGCCGAAGTGAAGGTGTTGCGCTTGTGTCGGGTTTAACCAGAAAAAAAATTGCGGTGCTTGAGCTTATTCGCTCCTGTTCGGAAGGGGTGACGTCTGCCGAAGTGATGTATTCGCTCGGTATGTCACGCAGCACTGTATTTTTTATTTTGGACAGTTTGCTTAAAGACAACCTCATATTCCGCGCCCACAACGAAACAGGACGAAATTCACGTCGCATTTATTTCCCAACGGCAGAGCTGGCGGAGAAGTTTTCCGGAAAAAAAATCCCTATGAGCAAACGTGAAAGCTTTTTCGACTCCTGCCGGCGCCACAGCAAAAACTACATGATCACTCTGCTGCTGCGGAGTGCACGACAACCACCGAAAGAGGAAAACCAATGAGTGAAGCTAAACCGCAGGACGGCAGCACAGTAAAGGGCTACCGCACATTAACCGCGGGCGACATTGAGCGAATGAACCGCCTTAAAGGCGTCAGCCGCCACTTCTGTAGTTTGCTTGATACCGAGCGAGGTGAATTGTTGGCTGTCCGTAATGGCCCGGCAATGTTAAGCGCTGAGCAGGCTCGGGAGATTGATGAAGCTATGCGCAGCCTGGCAATCGCCCGCACCAAAATGCAGGAAGCTTGTATGTGGGCATGCCGCGCAGTTGCCCGCCCTGATGCAGATTGCTAAACGATCCACAACCCCATAATGAGGAAAGACCAATGAATGAACCCCTGAAACCGGCAGAAGTTAAATCTCCCCTTGATGACTACCTGCGCATCGCCAAAAACCAGAATGCGGAAGGGCTAGAACTTTCATCAAAACTATCAGCGATTTTGTTATCTCTGCGTGGACCGGTTCCAACCCCCGGATCAGCTGACACCGCCGCTACTTGCGGAAACCCCGGCGCTATCGGAGTTCTTCAGGAAATTTCCGAAGAGCGCGGGAGGATTAACCGGGAACTTTACGAAAAGCTCAATGAGCTCGAAGCCCTGATCCTTTCGTAATTTCTGCAAAGGCCATCTCCTCTGGTGGCCTTGACCGAAAGTACCAAAGTGGAGAGACCAATGATCACCCTTAATGACGAAAAAGCCGAAAAACTGCTGGAGCTAATGAAAGCCCGCTTCCTTAAAGCGCACCTCAATACAGCAATGTACGGCGCAGCTGCGTACGCGAACGGCAATTCTGACCGAGTGATTATCCGCGCAGTTAAAAATGGTGACGCACCAGAATTAAAAATCATGATGGCCGCTATGGGCCTTATCTCTGAGGAAACCGACGTTGAAAAAACTGCATGAGTTAGACACCAGTATTCAGGTGGAAATCGTCAAAAGCGCTGGCGCTGTTCTGGCTAACAATTTCAGCTGGCCCGGCGGCGCGGACGGAAAGCGGGCAGCTAAGGATATCGTCATTTCTGTCGTGGATGCATTCCTGTCGCTTTACCCGGAAGAAAAACCACGCAATGAAAAAATTGAAGAGCCAAAAAGCGATCCCGAAGTAATTCAGCAGAAACGGAAATACACCCGCCGCAGCACGGAGTAACGAGATATGGCAGCGCCAAAAGGTAATAAGTTCTGGCTGGCACGCAGCAAACACGGGAGAAACCCAAAATTTTCTGATCCTGAAAAGCTGTGGGATGCCTGCTGTGAATATTTCGACTGGGTGGAAAAACACCCTCTGTGGGAAACCAAAGCATTCAGTTTTCGGGGACAAATCACTAAAGCCAGACTCCCGAAAATGCGTGCTATGACGCTTAGCGGCTTGTTTCTGTTCCTCGATATCGACAGAAAAACGTGGGAAGCATACGCGAAGAAAAAAGATTTACTCCCGATCACTACGCGAGTTGAAAGCCTCATCTATGAGCAGAAATTTTCCGGCGCTGCCGCTGATCTGCTTAATGCCAACATCATTGCCCGCGAGCTTGGGCTGGTGGAGAAAAAATCTGTTGAGGGTGATCTGGAAATGACCGTCAAGGTTAAGCACTTCAACGAAAAAGAATAGCCAGGTGTTTTTATTGCCTGGTAAATCGGTTGAGTGAGAAAAATCCCGGCATTTTATCCAGAAAAGTGAATAGGACGTGAATAAATGGCAGAAATTATCCTCCCCGCGAACAACTGGACACCACGCCCTCATCAGCGCCGGGCATGGGCTGAAATTCAGGGTGGAAAAAAAAGGGCTGCGCTGTGTTGGCCGCGCCGTTACGGGAAAGACGATTTCAGCCTGCACATGACAGCATGTAAGGCATTCGAGCGTGTCGGGAACTATGCCCACTGCCTGCCGCAGGCGAACCAGGTAAGAAAGGCTATCTGGAAGGCGGTTAACCCGCGAACTGGACGTCTTCGTATCGATGAGGCTTTTCCTCATGAACTGAGAAGAAAAACGCTCGATAACGAGATGATGATCGAGTTCATCAACGGCTCCACCTGGCAGGCAGTCGGCAGCGACAACTATGGCGCGCTAATTGGTTCCGGTCATGTGGGGATTGTTTTCTCAGAATGGGCACTAAGTAACCCCTCTGCGTGGGCATTTTTGCGACCGATACTGGCTGATAACGGCGGCTGGGCGTTTTTTGTCTCCACTCCACGCGGAAAAAACCATTTCTACAAAATGTTCCAGGGTGGGTTAAAGGATCCTGACAACTGGTTTTGTGACCATTTAAGCGCCGACATTACGCTGCATATCCCACCGGAAACACTCGCTCAAGAGTTGCGCGAGATGCAGGCAGAGCGCGGGGAAGAAGAGGGGCAGGCGCTGTTCAATCAGGAATACATGTGCGACTGGAACGCTGCAATACCCGGCGCCTATTACTCGTCGATCTTGGTTGGACTGGAGAAGGCCGGGCAAATAGTAAATGTGCCGTGGGATCCCCAGTATGAGGTTTATACGTCATGGGACCTGGGCATTGGCGACGCAACGGCTATCTGGTTTTTTCAGTTTATCGGCAAAGAGGTGCGCGTCATTGATTATTACGAATCCTCCGGCGTTGGCCTTGAGCACTACGTAAAAATATTGCGTGAGAAACCGTATACCTATGCTGAGCGTCATTTCTTCCCACACGATGTACGCGCCCGAGAACTGAGCACCGGCGCATCACGAGAAGAGACGCTGGGCAAGCTGGGGATACGCTGTAAGGTACTGCCGGCCACATCGGTTGATGATGGTATCAGCGAGGTGCGTATGATGCTGCGATCCTGCTGGTTCGATAAGAGCAAATGCGAGAAAGGCCTGGAGGCTCTGGGCCAGTATCAAAAAGAGTGGGACGACACCAGAAAAATGTATAAGCCCACCCCACTGCATAACTGGACGTCTCACGGTGCAGACTCGTTCCGCTATGGTGCGGTAGGCAGTAAGTCTTTGCGTAGCGGCAACCGTCACACAACCCAGCAATTTGCCCAGTCCAATTACGATCCTTATAACCCTCCCGGACATAGCCAGCAGTTTTACGCTGATTCCGAATGGGATCTGTACGGGGATAACTGATGTCAGACCAAAAAACACACGAAAATGAATCAGAGCGTATCGGCCGGATATTGCGTGAGCAAAAAAGTATGGAAACCGATCGTTCTGTATTCGAACAGCACTGGCAGGAAATAGCTGAGCGTATTCTGCCGCGCAGTGCCGAGTTCAAGGGGACCAGGCAGAAGGGCGGGAAACGTACCGAGAAAGCGATAGATGCTACCGGCGCGCTGGCGCTGCAAAAATTCGGAGCGGCCATCGAGTCAGTTATCACCCCGAGAACACAGAAATGGCACACTCTCAGCAATGAGCGATTCGCTGATGATGAAGAGGTGCAGCGTTATTTCCAGGAGGTTCGCGATATCCTCTTCCGCCTCCGCTATGCGCCGTGGGCCAATTTCGCTTCGCAATCTCATGAGCATTATATTTCTTCAGGCGCATTCGGGACCGGCTGCACGTTCGTTGATAACGTGGTCGGAAAAGGCCCGCGTTATTGCACATATCATTTACGCGAAATCTATTTCACTGAAAACTTTCAGGGGATGATCGATATCGTCCACAGAAAATATTGCATGACTGCCCGCCAGGCTATTCAGCAATTTGGTGAAAAAAATCTTCCTGAACAGGTAAAAACAACCGCGAAGAGTGACCCTTCAAAGCAGTTCAACTTCCTGCACCGCGTCGAGCCAAATGATAAGCGTGACATGTCACGACAGGACAAAGAGGGTATGCCCTTCCGATCTGTGCATATTTGTCTGGAGGGAAGCAAGATTGTGCAGGAGGGCGGTTACTGGTCACAGCCCTATGCAATCAGCCGCTATTACACCGCGCCGGGTGAGGTTTACGGTCGCTCGCCTGCAATGGTTGTACTGCCGGATATCAAGCTGCTGAACGAAATCAATCGCGCCATTATTGAAGGTGCACAGATGGCTGTCAGACCGCCGCTGTTGCTGCCGGAGGACGGTATTCTGCAACCGTTCAAAATGATGCCTGGCGCGCTGAACTTCGGCGGAATGAACCGGGATGGTAAGCCTCTGGCCGTACCTCTGAATACCGCGACAGATTTCAGCGTGGCCATGACACTGGCAGAACAGAAACGCCAGACTATCAACGACGGTTTTTTTATCACGCTCTTCCAGATCCTTGTTGATAACCCGCAAATGACCGCAACAGAAGCGATGCTGCGCGCGCAGGAAAAAGGCCAGCTGCTGGCGCCGACCGCCGGACGTATTCAAGCCGAGTTCCTGGGGACTCTGATCCTGCGAGAAATAGATATCGCGTATCAAAATAACCTGTTGCCTGAACCTCCCGAGCAACTGAGAGAAATTGGCGGCGAATACGATATCGAATACACCAGCCCGCTGGTGCGCCTCCAGATGAGCGAAGAGGCTACAGGGATAATGAACGTAGTGAACGCAGCAGGCACAATCGGGCAATTTGATCAGAACGTTGCACGCACACTGAATCCTGACGCCGCCCTGCGATTTATCGCTAAGGCCAGTGGCGCACCGTTGCAGATAGTTAAAACAGAAGATGAAATGGCTGCGCAGGATGCCGCAGATCAGCAACAACTGCAACTACAGCAGCTTCTTGCTGCAGCTCCCGTGGCTGCAACCGCAGCTAAAGATTTCGCCCAGGCCAATCAGATAGCGCAGACACCTGCGCCGTCACCAGCGTTACAGGGATAATGATGAACCGTATAAAAAGTCTGTGGCTCACGCTGAACCGTGCGCGGGCTTTCCAGTCAGTCTTTGGCACCCCGGGGAACATGACGCCGGAACAAAAAGTTGTCATCAGGCTGCTGGCGAAACTCTGCCACGTCAATTCTTCCAGCGTTGCCATTTCACCAACGACCCAGCAAACCGACCCATACGCCGTATTTGTTTCGGAAGGGCGCCGGGAAGTTTTCCTGCACATAAACCACTATCTCGGCCTGTCGCAATCTGATATTGCCGCAATGATCGCCGAAGAGATGAACGAACTTAACGAGGACGACAACAATGAATCTGTTTGAACGCTTAATCCTGCGCCGTCTGATGAATGTAACTGTTGAAGGTGGGGAAGGTGGTGGTACTACCGCAGGTGTCGATCCTGCCGCCCAGCAACAGAGCAGCGATCCAGCCCCGCAGCAAAACCTTTTAAATCCGGGCGAGCAGCAACAGCAGGGCGGCCAGGGGCAGCAGCAACAGCAACAGCAGCAAGCCGCCCAGCAGCAGTCGCAGACCGCCGCACCCTTCCTCGAAAAACTGCCTGACGAAGGTGATGCAAAAGGCTGGCAGGATCTGTACGCGAAACTGGGCCGCCCGGAAAAAATTGAAGATTACGGTATTAAAGCCCCCGACGGTGTAGACGGCACGTTTTTGAATACAGCTCTGGGCTGGATGCATGAAAGCGGACTGAATAAAAAACAGGCCGAAACGGTAATTAATAAATTCAACGAATATGCCGCCGGACAACAAAAAAGTGCCCAGGAAAATATTGCTAATCAAAATGCTGCTAACCGGGAAAAGGTTATTAAGTCCTGGGGAAGTGAAGTCGAGGCAAATACTGCAATTCTGCAGAACGCGGTGCAACGATTCTTCCCTGACGCGGTGATTGAGAAATTCAATAGCGCGGGCCTGCTCAATGACCCCGACCTTGTAAATGCAGTCCTGGCGATCGGTAAAGCGCTGGGTGAAGACAAAACAGTTACTGCCGCAGCGCCGGGCAATGCAGCAGAAAAAGACATTGCTCACCGCATGTGGCCGAACATGCAATAAGGAGTTTTAGATGCCAACACTTACCGGCTTACCGACTCTCTGGGACGCTGCAAAGTTGCTTGATCCCGATGGCACCTCTGCGAACGTCGCCGAGGTCCTGGACCAGGACAACGAAATGCTGTGGGATTGTCCATTTTATGAAGGTAATCTGCCGACCGGCACGCGCATCACAACCCGTACTGGTTTACCTGCTGTGTACTGGCGCAAGCTGAACAAAGGTATTCCGGAAAGCAAGGCAACCACTGCGCAGGTCGATGAAACTACCGGTCTTCTTGAAGCCCGATCTCAGGTTGATGTTCGGGTTGCTGCGCTGAATGGCAATACCGCAGGTTTTCGCTTCAACCAGTCTAAACCGTTCATGGAAGCGATGAACCAGAAGGCTCAATTCCAGATGCTTAACGGTACGCTTGTTGGGCAACCGGAGGCATTCCTGGGCATTGCTCCACGTTTCAGCGATTTGTCTGCGCCTAATGCCGATAATATCATCGACGCCGGCGGTACTGGTGCGAATCTCACCTCGATTTATCTCATCGGATGGGCGCCAGACAAAGTCTACGGAATTTTCCCGAAAGGCTCTAAAGCAGGTCTGACACACCGTGATCTGGGTGAGGGTGATGCCTTTGATGATGACGGCAACCGCTTCAGGGCGCTGATGGACCTTTACACCTGGGATCTTGGTATTGCGCTGCATGACTGGCGCTATGTCGTCCGCATCGCAAACATTGATGTTACCGCTCTGCGTACTAACGCTAATGCGGGTGCAAACCTCATCAAACTGATGGCTATCGCGGAAGAGCGCATTCAGTCACTGGTTGGCGTAAGCCCGGCTTATTACATGAACCGCACACTGCGTGCGATGCTGCGCCTGCAGCTGGTAGATGCAGTGAAAAACTCAACCCTGACCATGGAAATGGCTGGCGGACGTCGTGTGATGTTCTTTGGAGAGGTTCCGGTGCGCCGGGTTGACCAGTTAAAAATCGGGGAAGATCAGGTCGTCGCCTCTTAACGGGGCGATTTTCCGGCTTAATTTTTCAGGAGATAACCATGTTTGTAGATGCCCAGCTTGAATTTTCTGACTCCCAGGTGATCACCGCCTCGGCAGCCAGCACGAATATTATCGATTTTAACCCGGCCTTTGATTACAACACTGTGATCGATGCGGGCGCTGGCGAGCCGACTTTTCTGGTTGTGATTCCGTCGGTGACATTCGAGGCAGCAGGGGGGGCGACGCTTGCGATTGAATTGCGCGCTTATGCCAATGAGGACAAAAGCGATACACCAACCTTTATTTTTTCTACACCAGCGAAGGCGCTGGACAGTCTCGCCGCAGGTAAACCGGTTGTAGTGGTGGCGTTGCCCTCTGCCGACTATAAGCGTTTTTTAAGTCTGCAATATACCGTGGCAAAAGGGCCTTTCACCGCGGGCGCAGTGGATGCGTTCATCACGAAAGATGCTCAGACTTGGCGTTCTTACGCCAATAACGTCGAGTTCGCCGCGCTTAATCTCAGCAACGCTTAATTTGGGTGGAGTTAGTGCGTTTTCAGGGGCTGCGGCCCCTGCTTTTTTATGAGGTATTATGATGACCGGTCGGACAGATATCATGAATCTGGCGCTGGTTTCCTTCCTGGGATCCGATCATCTCATGGATCGGGATGAACAGGATAAAAACACGCGCGTGATGAACCTGATTTACAATCCACTCCTCGAAAAATTACAGCGCGAATATGCATGGAATTTTTGCGCCCGCAGCGTCCAGCTCACCCCGCTAAATAAAACGCCTGTCATTGACTATCAATACGCCTATCAGCTGCCTGTTGATTTAATGGTACTGGTATCGGTTGGTGATATGTACTATGGCCACGATTTCACCGAGTACGATCCGCGCCTGGTAACCGCTGAATACAGAATCGAGGGGCGGGAGCTGCTTACGAACCTACCGCCGCCGTTAAGTCTGCGCTATCGGGCTAGGGTGACCGATGCTTCTAAGTTCGATTCCACCTTTGTTGACGCGCTGGCGTGCATGCTGGCAATTCGTTCCTGTAAGGCGGTGACCGGGAAAGACACGTTGAAATCGTCATTGCTTGATGAATTTCAGATGATTATCTCCGGTGCAGTTCGCGCCAACGCTATTGAGAAGCCAAGCGAAAAATTTCCGCCCTCAACATGGATGGAGGCCCGTTTGTAATGGCAAAAATCCGCCCCATAAAACGCAGCTTCAATGCCGGCATACTTTCGCCGGTAATGTATGGCCAGGTCGATTTTGATAAATGGGCCAGTGCCGTCAAGCGTATGAAAAACTTTATACCTCTGCCACAGGGGCCAGCTCGTCGCCGAGGCGGTACGCAATACGTTGGTTCCGTGAAGGAGAGCACACAGCGCGTCTGGCTGTCCTCATTCCAGTTCAGTACCACAGAGGCCTTCATACTTGAATTTGGGCCAGAATATATCCGTTTCTGGTTTAACCACACTCAGCTCCTGGACGACGATAATAATATTCTGGAAGTTCCGACACCTTGGGGGGCTGGTGATTTAACACGCAACGGGAAATTTGGTTTATCGCTGCAGCAATCAGCGGACGTGATTTATATCACCTGCACAAACGGTCTTTACCCGGTTTATAAGCTGACCAGAAACACAAATACAAACTGGAGTTTGTCAAAAGCAAAATTTTCCGGCGGACCGTTCGCTGATATTAATTCTGACAAATCCAGCGTCGTTTACACCGATCAGTTCAGGATCTGGTCTGAGGATGGCAACGATTTGCCTGATGGCACCCCAACCACTACAAGCCTGTGCAACATCACTGCCAACACAGATATTTTTCAGGCTTCGCATGTAGGGTGTCTTTTTTACATCGAGGCCAGCACTGACGCAGTGGATGATGATACCGGTCATAGCGGTTACATACCCGCCTGGGCTGCCGGCACGACGGAAACATTCTCTGCTGGTGTCTTCTGCCGTTCAGATGGCAAATATTACGAAGATATGGACGGCACCAAGACCGGTAATACGCAACCGACATGGACAGCTGGCGCCCACAGGGATGGTAGCGGCGGTGATGCGTCACTCTGGCGTTATTCAGGTGGTGGTTGGGGGATCATTGAGATAACGGCAGTCAACAGCGCCACATCCGCAACCGGAAAGATCGTCACTGAATTACCACCCAGTGTCAGAAACACCGTTGGCAAAACATATAAATACGCGTTCGGGGATTGGTCTGATGTTCTCCGGTATCCCCAGTTTGCCGCGTTTTTCCGGGGGCGCCTGGTCTTCGCTGGCCGGCAAAAAATATGGTCCAGCGTCGCGGGTGATCTGCAGAACTTCAGCCCAATGACAAATGGTTATGAGGCTGAAAGCGACGACTCAATAAATGACCGTATCGATGATACGCAGGACACTATGCAATGGCTTGTGGCGTCTGCCGGCAAAGTGTTTATCGGAACCGCGGGGTATGAATTTTCCTACGGCGAGCAAAGCCTGACATCTGTTTTCGGTGCCGGAAATACGAAGGTAGAACTCAATAGCACAATCGGAAGCAACGAGGTACAGGCAGAGCGTCTGTTTGATCGCGTTGCGTTTGTGCAGCGTGCCGGGCGTAAGGTGATGATTGCCGCCTATGATTCCGGCAGTGATTCATTTTCTGCGACAAACTCCAGCATTCTGGCGCCACATATTTTCACTTCAGAAATTATTGCACTGGCGTACCAGCAAGAGCCTAACCGCATTCTCTGGGTATTACTGGAAGAGGGTAAGCTTCTGGGCCTTACATATGATGCCGAGCAAAATATAACTGGCTGGCATGAGCACGAGACTGGCGGAACGGTAGAAAGCATCAAGGTCATTCCGGATATTGACGGCGGCCGAGATGAGTTGTGGATGGTAGTAAGGCGAACCATAAACGGCGCAACGGTACGCTATCTGGAATACATGCTGCCGGAATATGACAGCGCGTTTATCACCCAGGAATGGGCGCGGGTGCTGGATTGTATGGCGACGTATAACGGTGATGCGACAACCGTTATATCCGGCCTGGAGTTCCTGGAAGGGCAAACCGTTGCAGTGGTGACCGATGGCGCGACGCACGCATCCCGGCAGGTGAGCGACGGAAAAATAACGCTCGACTGGGAATCATCGGTGGTGCATGTCGGCCTCAATAACGCGGCTGAAATCGTTACCCTACCGCTGGAAGGTGGCATAAAACGCTTTGCCAAAGCACGGCTGCGTTTCCTCGATACGCTGGGAGGTAAGTTCGGCGATGATGGCGGCAAGTATCTGGATAAACTTCGCGCCAGGGATTATTACGACAATATGGATGAGGTGCCCTCGCTGTTTAATGGTGTGGTGACCGTTCCGTGGCCGGGCGAGTTTAATGAAAATGGCAGTATCCGTATTGTTCAGGACCTTCCGCAGCCAATGACCATCGTCAGCATCGATCCAGTCGGAGAGATTGAAGATGACTGAACCCGTAATTGTCCGCCTTGAGGAGTTTCACATTCATGAAATATTCCAGGACCCATTACCGCAGGAAGCTGTTGCGGCGCTGGTATCTTTCCCGTCGTTTGCGATGGAATACGGGGATAAGACACTTGCGGCTGGCGGTGCCATCCAGATAGCACCTGGGCGTGTCAGACTCTGGCTAAATACCGTCCCCGGCGCAGAGGTATTCCCCGTTCATATTTTCCGCACTGCCCGGAAATTTACCGAAATCGCGCTGGCCGAAAATCATCGAGTGGAATGCATCTGCACCGATAACTTATCCGCCCGCGTCGCAAAAATGCTCAGTTACCAGCAAGACGCTATTATCCGCAGTTATCAGCCTGGCTGTGACGCCAGGTTATTTTCAATCGTGAGGTGATCATGCTGTTTAAACGTAAATCCACATTGGAAGCCGATCCCGCAACATGGACTGCTGGCGCCGCTGTTCTTTCTGCTGGGGTGGGTACTTATTCAGCGATATCCAATGCCAACAAAAAAGGTTCAGTAATAAAGCCTTCATCGCCGGTTACTCAGGATGCCTCTATCGCTGAGTCTGATGATCTGCTGCGTCGCCGGCAGCGGCAGGGGAATCAGGGAAACGTAACGGGAGCCTCTGGCACCGCCGTTAATACTTCAGGTCAGAAAACGTTGCTAGGTGGCTGATGATCGTTCCGTTTGAACCATGGCACCTGGAAGCAATTACGCCGCAGCCGCACCAGATTGGTAGCATCAGGACCGGGGAACACGCAGGAAACATCGCAAGGGTCGGCGCTTTTTCCTGTCTTCACAACAGCCATCCTGTGGCTATAGGTGGAATTGTGCCTGCGGAAAAATACGGTCTGGTTTTTGACAGTGGCATAGGGTGCGCCTGGATGATTATTTCGGCCGGCATTACTCATCTCTGGCCGGAGATATTCAGGGCAACGCGCCGGGAATTACACCGGGCGCTGGCGAACTATCACCGCATTGAGGCCAGCACCACATTCCCGGAAGGGGAAAGAATGCTGGCGCTGCTGGGTATGCACTGTGAAGGGCATCTGAAAAAATTTAACCACCGGGGTGAAGATTCATCCTTGTGGGCGATAACGAGGTGATTTATGGATTCTGTAAACTGGCAGACGGTCAGCGACAGTTTCAAAAACAATGCAGTGCCAATAGCGCAAACCTCAAGCTCTGCTTTAAACGCATTCTCATCGCTCAGCAGCGCGCGCCAGCAATCAAATAACCTGAACACCAACGCGCAGCTGCTTGACCAGCAGGCGAACCAGGCCATCTTAAATACCGGCCAGCAGTCGGCGCTTATCCGCCGCCGCGGTGCTCAGTTTCAGGGAGATCAGGATGCACGCATTGCCGCGAGCGGTACCGGCTTTGGTGGCACGAATGCGCTGCTGCGCCGGCAGACCGCACTTAATATCCAGGAAGACGCAAACGCCGTTGCTAATGAGGGCATTCTACAATCTGATGCGCTGAAGAATCAGGCCAGCGCTACGCGCTCACAAGCGAAAGCAGCACGGCCGGGTTTGCTTGGCTACCTGGGGGCAGGGGCGCAAATTGGTAGCACGTTCCTTGGCGCAAAGTACGGACAGAAATAGGACGCGAAAATGCCTAACTTACCTTTTTACGATCGACAGGTGACGACGCAAGGGCTTGGCCCCGGGCCGGTGGACTTACCCAACAACACAATCGATCAGCAAATGCTGAATGCTGGTGCGGATGCTGCTGCCAGGGCAACAGCGTCCATTACCCGCCAGGTTTCAGATACAGCGCTACAGGACGGTGCGCTGAAACTGGATACCATCAAATATAATCTGTTTAATCAAGTCAGGCAGAAACAAGGGCAGAATGCTATTGGTTCATCTGATGATGCCCTACAGCAATATGATCAGGCCGCAGGTACGCTGGGGCAGACAATCCCGGAAGGGAGACGCGAAGACTGGAACCGCCAGGTTTCCGCTACCCGCCTTCAACTACAGAGTTCTGCAGATTCGCACGAATATCAGCAATTTCAGGATTACAGTCGCGGTCAACTGGACGGTCGCCTGCAGATGGCCGTTCATGATGCCGAAACTTATCGCAGCGATCCGGGAAATTATGCGGTTACCAGGGCAAAGGCCATAGATGCCATTCATACCTTCGGCGCGGCAAATGGTCAGTCTGAGGACGAAATTAACGGGCGGATCGCCCGTCTTGATCAGCAAATGTCTCAGAACGCGACACAGGCATACATTGCTGACTGGCGGACCAAACAACTGACATCACCAACTACTTTCACCCCTGGTGACCTTTCGTCTGATAAAGTTTTCTCAGCCATGATCCATGCGGAATCTGGCGGCCGGCAGTTTAACGGAAATGGAGGTACGTTGACGTCGCCAGCTGGCGCAATGGGTATAGCTCAGGTTCTACCTGCAACCGCCGAAGAAACGGCAAAAAAACACGGTCTTCAATGGGACCCTCAGCGCTTTATGTCCGATGCCGGTTACAACATGCAGATAGGCCAGCTTTACCATCAGGACCTTTCAAAAAAATATGGGGGTAACCAGGCGCTGGCAGTGGCTGCATATAACGCGGGTCCTGGCGCAGTAGATGACTGGATTAATGGCACGAATAAAGCCGGCAAAAACCCCGCATTGCTTCGTTTAGGTGATCCCAATAAAGGGGAGATTTCCAGCGATCAATTTATTGCCGGAATACCATTTAGCGAAACCCGCAATTACACCATGAATGTGTTAAGTCGTGCGCAGTCCCTTCCGCCTGAAGCTGAGTTATCTCAGATCCAGAAAATGCCATGGTATCAGAATGCGAGCCCTGAGCAGAAAAGCCAGTTTTTAGGTCAGATATCCGCTGAAGTAAACCGCCAACGCGCGTACGGCATGCAGAACCTGCAGGACACCATGCAAAACAACATGGCTCAGATGCAGAATGGGATCATGCCCACGCGTGACGTCACTCGCCAGGAATATCTCTCCTATCTGCCGCAGGGGGCAACTGCACCACAACTTGAGCAATTCAACCGCCAGTATGATGAATATGAAGCGACAAAAGCGCTGGTGCCAACCTATAACACGATAATGACGCAGCCTGTCGCGATGGCGCAGCAGAGTGTTCAGGCGCTATACCCGCAACCCAACGACCCGGATTTTGATCGTAAGTTGTCTTTGTACCAGAAAGCTTCCGCCCAGTTGCAGCAGGTAAAGCAACAGCGCAAAAGTGATCCGGGCGCATGGTTTATGAAAAACTCCCCACTGGTGCAGCAGGCATACAGCGCATGGCAACAAAACCCCTCAGATTCGGCTATGGCCCAATCGTTTATTGCATCAGTGCAATCAGAGAAAAACCGATTCGGGATCAATAGCCAGAAGGTGCTTCCTGACTCAATCGCTCAGGCTATGGCCGAAGGATTTAACAACAACAAAGAAACAACGGTTGAATCCATCAGGCAGCAGTTGAACGCGTTCGGGCCATATTCTCAGGCGGTTGGACGACAGATTATGGGTCAGAGTAAAAATGGTCCTCTGGTTGGTGCATTATCAGCTGGAAACCCGCGGGCAAGCGTACCGCTGTGGCAGGAAAGAAACACGTCAACGGCAAGCCTGAAAGAGTCCGTGATTGCGAAAAATGGGAAAGGGTCGGATACCTCAGTAGCGCAAGAATGGGCTGATGCGTCTGCAGATTTCCGTCAAACTATGCTTGTGCAGCCCGGCGGTGCAGGAAGCTGGTCCACACTGGACGAACAGGGCCAGCGGCTGACGATGATCAACGTGTTGCGTGGAATGGATGCCGGCGCCGCGGCAAAGCAGGCCGCTGCCGATATGTTCACTAGTCAATACACTGTCAACGATACGTATCGCGTTCCAACGTATCTTGGCTATCAACCGGATTATATCGCCCGCGGCGCCAGCCTGTTTAAAGATAAGCTGACAGCAGATCAGCTTCAGCCTCTTAATTTCGGGAGTAAAACGCCCGACGAATTCACCAAATCACAAACGCTTTATGAGGTGAAAAATAACGCACACTGGGTGAATAACTCGGATGATTCAGGACTGGTGCTGTATCTTGGCAATAACGTGCAGAATGACGCTGGCGGCAATCCGATTACCGTCAGCTTTGCTGAGCTCGACAAAATGGCGAAAGCTGATCCCTCTTGGTGGCAGAGCGTTAAAAAATTCGCATCCCGGGAAACGCCGTACACACCAGGAACTGAACGCGATGCGCGCGCGCAGAAACTTCAGGGGCTGCGGGAAACTTATGGCAGCCAGTCACAAAGTGGCCTTTCTTTTGCTGAAGGGATGAGGGATACCAATGCCAATATTCGTTGATGATGGTGATACCGGGTCTGGCCTGCAGCAACCGGGAAGTAATTTCAATAGTGGTTTCGGTCAGGCGCTGGGCGCTGCGTTCTCCGAGGGGATGCTGTCAGGTCCAGCTAACGCCGGGAATCGATTTTTAGTATCTGAAGCTTATGCTAATGATCCAACGTCGCCATTGGTTGATCAGCAAACGGCTCAGCAAAAGTTTGACGCACTGGGCATAAAAAATATCAAAGTTCCCGAACAGGGAGTAACACAGGCATATCTGGACCATGTAACTGAGACAAATCGCGCTACACAGGAGCGAAGGGCTATATTGCAATCTGCCCCTTCTGGTGTGGCCACACCTCTTATTTTTACTGCCGGTCTGGCTGGGGCAATGACGGACCCGGGTAACCTTGCTCTGGGGTTTGTTCCCGGGCTGGGAGAGGTGAAGGCTGCCAGTGTAGCCGGTAGGTTTGCTCAGCGATTTGTACAGGGTGCCAGTGCTGGCGCCGTCCAGTCTCTGGTTGCTGAACCTATTAATGCCCTGGCGTCAGCGTCTGAAGGAGATGATTACACCCTCGGGCAGGCGGTGGAAAATTTCTTCATGAACACGATAGCCGGCGGCGGCCTGCATGCCTTTGGCGGTGCCGTTCGTGATTCTATTGCCGCCAGGCGTCAGCAGCGTTTACAGCAGGATAACCCACAGGCGGTTTCTGACGCTGCGCCTGCGGGACAGGCGGATGCCATTAGCTCTGCAGGATTAACGCCTGATAATGCTCCGGGGTTTAACGATCGCTTTGCTGATACTCAAACGGACCTGGCAAGAACCATTAACAGCAGGGTCGATGATTATGCGTATTCGCGAGCATGGCATGAAAATATTCAACCTTACCGCGAATCTTTAGCTGCACAGCTTGACGGGCAGTCACCCAGAGTGGGAGAAATTAACCGTCAGATTCGTGAAAATGAGGTAGCCGTACAGCAGGAAGAGCAGCGTTTCCGGGATTTATCAAAGCAGTATCAGGGCCAACGCATGACGCGCAAGCAAGCGGAGTCCCGGGCGCGAAAAGATGTTGATACATGGCGCCGGCAGACTGAAGAAACAAATGCACGTCTGCGCAATGAACTGGCTTCTAATCGTGATGCAGAAGTTGCCAGAGGTAAATTACGCCAGCTTGATCGTGGTGAAATCCCGGAGGATTTAGCAGATTTGATCGCTGGCAGGTCTGCGCAGATTAAACAGGGGCTTCAGGTTTCGCCGGTTGCCGGCGGTGTTAAAACAGCGGCAGAACACTTTAACGAGTCGAATATCTTTGTCCGGCAAAATGCTTTTCGCTCTGCTATCCGCCAGGCAGCGGATGGATATTCGCCTGATATTGAGGATTTCTTTCGTCTTGCCGATCCTGCGGAAAGGAACGCCGCACTGAATCGCCTGAAGACTCAGGCTGATAACCAGCGGCATTCTGATGCGGCCGCACGTACGGCCAGCGCAGATGCAGAGAGAACCATCCAGCAGCGTGGAGACGACGAACTAAGGGCAGCGCAGGAAGACCTTCAATCTGAAATGGAGTTAGCCCAGGCACATTTTAACGGGCTGGAAAATCAGGCAGAAATTAACGCCCACCTTGCGGAAATTAACGCAGCGGCAGGGGACCAGAGTTTTGCCCAGGCGGCGCGGGCATTTGCCGCATGTATGTTGAGGAGAGCGATTTAATGGCACAGGGTGAATTTTTAACGGCCTGCGAGCAAGCTGTAAATACGGCAGCCGGGAGGCAACTGGCTGAAGATGAGATGCAGGACCTGGTATCACGGATGGAATCAACGGTTTCCCGCATACGTGCCGAAAACGAAGGACTCTCACTCGAAGAGGCAGCACTCCGTGCCGCCGATGAAATTGCGCGTGATGATTCACTGGCTAAACATATTGAGGCCCGGAACCGGGTAATAAACTTGCGTCTACTGCATGAAAACCTTCAGCGTATTGATGCTTTTGGCGGACGTCCTGATCTGGCTCTTTCCGCGATCATGGTCGGGCGCAATGAAGCGGTAACCGGTTCCCGTGACAGCGCATTTAATAATATGCGCCAGTTGCGCGATCATTACATTTCAGGACTGGCGAATGATCTGGAAGAGCAGGGCGTGCTGTCTGTTTTCTCTAATGGATCGCTTGATCAGAGTGTGGCAGATGCAATGTGGCGCCTGGGAAATAAACAGGATGTAAGCCATCTCCCCGACGACGCGATAAAGGTTGCGCGCGTGCTTGATAAATGGCAGGAAAAGGCTCGTATCGACGCCAACCGTGCTGGCGCCGCTATCGGAAAAATACCGGGTTATATCGCGCGGCAGTCCCACGATATCCATAAAATTCGCACCGCTGGTTTTGAATCCTGGCGCGATGCCATACTGCCTGAGCTTGATCCGCGTACTTTTGAAGGTCTTGACATTAATGGTCAGAATGGGGTGTCGGTACGCAAAGCGGTAGCTATGACGGAAGATCAGATTTATGGGCGTGCGCGGCCGGCAAAACCGTTAAAACCTGAAAATGTTGGCGCGCTGGCGCAGCGGGCGGATGGTCGTTTTTATATTAAAGGTGTCGTCAGTGAAAACGTCGATCTCATGCGTGGTAACGGGCAAGTTGTGCGGGCGAACTTTCGTGACGGTAATCTGCTGGCGAAAGGACAGGATATCGATCTCGGTGATGTGGTGGGTTTCCGTAATGATGGCGGTGAGTGGGTGAGTGTCGCAGGGCGGACGCCGCGTTTTGATCCGACAGCACCGGGCGGCCTGTCGCCATCACAGGCTGTCATTGATGATTTCCTGCATAATGTTTACGTTGGCTTGTCTTCTGGGGTTCACCTACGTTCCGACCGACCTGACTGGATGAGTGGCTTTAAGGGCGGTGGCAGTAATGTTGCGCGCCGGGCCAGTCAGGAGCGTGTGTTGCATTTCAAAGACGGTCTTTCCTGGTACCGGTATAACGATAAATTCGGCGTCGGTAATCTTCGAGAGGCGGTCGGTAGCGGGCTGATTCACTCAGCGGAAACGACAGGTGTGATGCGCCGTATGGGCACCAATCCCGAAAACATGTTTAACGAACTGGCTGATCGCATCGAACAGCGTTACAAAAATACTAAAGATGACACCGCATTAAATAAATTCCGGCAGAAGCGGAACACCTCACTAACCAATCAACTGAAAGAAATAACCGGCCAGACAAATATTCCCGGTAATGCCGCGCTCGCCCGCGTCGCAGCAACAACCCGAGCGATAGAAACCATGATGAAGCTGGGCGGATCAATGATTTCTTCTTTCAACGATATAGCCACCCAGGCTATGGAGATGCGCTATCAGGGACGAAATATGTTGGGCTCTGTCTGGGAAGCTACGGCCAATAAAGTCCAGTTAACGCGCTGGAAAAATGCGGAGCGTCAGCAGGTTCTTAAATCGATAGGGTTACATGCTGATGCGATGAAAGATGAGCTAATTTATCGCTTTAGCGCTGACAATTCGATGCCTGGTAGAGTTAACCGCGCGATGCGCAATTATTTCCGGTTGAACCTTCAAAGCTGGTGGACGAATAGCAGCCGCTACAGTACTGGCATGATGGTTTCCGAATGGATGGGGGCGCACGCTGGAAAATCATTTCGTGATGTGCCGGAAGAACTGCGCCGGGTTCTCTCGATGCATGGCATTGAAGAAAACGAGTGGGCAGCGCTCAGTAAAATGAAACTGCATGCAGCGGACGGTAACGCCTACATGACTCCTGACGGAGTAGCAGATATACCTCGAACAGATATTGAGAATTACCTCACCAACCGCGGAATAAAAATCAATGATCGTTCAGTAGAATACGCTCGCGAGATTCTCTCCGATAAGGTGCGAGGTTATATACTCGATCGCGTTGGCGTAGCTCTGAATGAACCGGATGCACGCACAATGTCGATCATGAAGCAGGGTATGCAGCGAGGCACCGCCTATAGCGAAATGCTACGATTTGCATGGCAGTTTAAATCTTTTACAGCCAGCTTTATGCAGAATGCGATCGGTCGCGAGCTATACGGTCGTGGTTATGATTTTGGTTCACTAAGCCAGAATAATACCTTCCGCAATAACGCACTGACCCGTGCGATGCGAAATGGAAATGGTGAGCTGATTGGCGTTGCCCAGCTTTTTCTATGGGCGACTGCTTTTGGTTATCTCTCCATGCAGACGAAGCTCATGTTGAGGGGCCAGACCCCGCGTCCGGCCGACAACGTCAGTACATGGACAGCGGCTATGGCGCAGGGCGGCGGCTTGGGCATCCTGGGGGATTTCCTCTTTGGCGAATACAATCGGTTCGGTAATACCCCTGCGACGTCGCTGGCCGGCCCTTTTGCATCCGATGCCGCGCAGGCTATCAACCTCTTTGGGCTAACGAAACAGGGTGATGCAAAAGCTGCTGATTATTTTAACTTTGCAATCAATCACACCCCATACATGAACCTGCACATTGTGCGACCTGTGATGGATTTCCTGATCCTGAATCAGATGCGTGAATGGATGTCACCCGGTTCTTTGCAACGCTACCAGCAACGTGTAAAGGAAGAGCAGGGAAATGACTTTATAGTTCCTCCGTCTCAGTTTATGCTTGGGCGATAACAGTTCGGATGGGGAAAATAAATGAGATATATATTAAAGATCGGGATTGCTGCATCGTTGTGTTGCCTGTCTTTCTGTATTTATGCGGTTTTTAATGGCGGTTATTATGGGCCAAGACATGGTGACCTTGAGAATGTTTTTTATGTAGCGCTGGTTACTTCAATCGCATCTTTAGTTTGTTTTATCTTGCTGCTTTTAAATAAAAGATCGCTAGAGAATGAAATCTCAAATGACATTGTTTCATTATGGATAAAAAGGCGACGTCTTGAAGAGCAGCAGCGGATCCGCGATTTAGAGAGAAAAAACTAGCCACTCAAGCGAGTCAGTTCCAAAGCGAAGGATTTTCTATGGCTAAAAAACAATACGGCAAAATGCCACCGTTTCCGAAGCTGATAGCCATGCTGCGTGGTTCCCAGTACCGTCACTTTGTGTTTGGGATCGACTGGTGGCACAGGCACATCATAGTTTTGCGTGATGGAAAACCGGAACTGGTGCCGATTGAGCAGGTGAAGTTTGTCGAGCCAACAGAAGAAGAACTCGAAATGCTGAGTGAGATGTAACCGGAAAGAAAATACCCGCCAGACTTCCCGCAAAAATCTAATTACTCTCAGGCCGCCAAGCGCGGCCTCATTTTTGCCCAGTATTCTCCCTCCTTTCACAATCTGACCTGCCATCTTTAAATCAGCCATCCCGGCCGGGAGGTAAGGAACGATGAAAATGACACACAGAGTTTCCGAGGTCATAACCTACGGGACGTCAACGGCCAGCGCTACGTATTGGTTTTCGCAGCTGCTTGATTCATACACCCCCGGCCAGTGGGCAGCCATTGGCGTCATTGGCAGCCTGGTGTTCACCGCTTTGACCTTTCTCGTAAACATCTACTTCAAATGGCTCGCGTATCGCCGCGGCAAGTTGTCGGAAGAATAATATGGCTTCGACCAAAGCAAAGCTCAGTGCGGCCATGCTGGCGCTTATCGCTGCCGGCGCATCAGCGCCGGTGATAATGGATCAGTTTCTGACTGAGAAAGAGGGGAACCGTCTCACCGCCTATAAAGACGGCTCTGGCATCTGGACCATTTGCCGCGGCGCCACGCGCGTGGACGGTAAACCTGTGATTCAGGGCATGAAATTAACTCAGGCTAAATGCGGCCAGGTTAACGCCATAGAGCGCGATAAGGCGCTGGCGTGGGTTGAAAAGAATGTGCACGTGCCGCTGACGCCGCCGCAGGCCGTAGGTATTGCCTCGTTCTGCCCGTACAACATCGGGCCGGGGAAATGTTTCCCCAGCACCTTCTATCGCAAGCTGAATGCCGGAGACCGTAAAGGGGCATGCGCTGAGATCCGCCGGTGGGTATTCGACGGCGGCCGGGATTGCCGGTTAACGAAAGGACAGAAGAACGGCTGTTACGGGCAGGTTGACCGCCGCGATCAGGAAAGCGCGCTGACATGCTGGGGGATCGATAGGTGAAACCAGAATCTATCGCCGCGGCAATTATTATGCTTCTGCTAATCGTCGGCCTCACAATCGCTGCAGGGCTGGGATATCGATATAGCTCGGCATCCAGCAGAGCGGACACGGCTGAAGGCCAGGTGATGTTGCAGGCAAAGGTTATTCAGATGCAGGCGGACAATATTTCTGCCTTTCAATCGATCAGCGGCGATGTCCAGGAAAAAAACAGGGCGGTAGATGCCGAAGCAGAGGGTAAGACCATTGAATACAGAACGATTCTCAAGCGCGAAAAAACGTGTGATATGCCTGTTCCTGCTGACGTTTCTGGTGGGCTGCTCGAATACACGAACAGTTTACGTTCCAGCGCAGTGCACACCAATACCAGCGGATCTGACAAGCCCAGTACTGGCACCATTACCGCCGGCGAACTGACATATTGTCAGGCTGTTTTGTGGATAACCCCATTGCTTGCAGCTATTGAAAAAGCAAATAACCAGCTGGCTGGTATTCGCCAGATTGAACAGAAAAGACAGGAGACAAAATGACGAACGTGCAAACGGGCTTACTTTACTTCAGCGTAGTGGTATCGGCTCTATATCTGGTAGCGGGTGGTTACAAGTCAATCCGTGCCTACTTTCAGAAAAAGTTTGATGATGCTGTCGCAGCCAAAGCATCGGAACCACCGAGAAATAACCCCTGAGGGCCGCATAACGCGGCCTTAATTTTGCCCAGCTACAAAACGATTCTGACAATGCCACACATGTCGAACTGTTTTGGAGTAGATGATGGTCGAGAACGACACTTCATCGGTTGAGTATCAGCTATCAACCAGCACTGGCCCCTTTGATATCCCTTTCTACTTCATTGAAAACGGGCATATTGTCGCGGAACTGTATACGCAGAACGGTGACGATTTTAACAAAACCACGCTGACAGTTGACGTTGATTACTATCTAAATGGTGCTGGCGATAAGGATGGCGGTCAGCTAACTCTGCTATCAGCGCATAGTGGCGCGACGCTACTGATTTATCGTGATCCTGATGCGACGCAGTTAACCAGTTATCAGGCGACCGGTAAGTTTCCAGCGACAAGCCACGAACGTGCGCTTGATAAGCTGACGATGCTTATCCAAAAATTTGGTTGGTGGTGGGATTCTTTGGCTCTGAAAAAGCCAAATATTTTCGCTAACTATTATGATGCGCTCAACAACCGTATTCGTAATCTGCGTGATCCCTCACAGGCACAAGATGCGGCCACGAAGAACTATGTTGATTCAGCAGATAATGGTTTGCAGCAGCAGATAGCCAGCAACTTTAAACGCTCACTGCGTGTTCCTGATTCCTCTATTAACCAGCTACCGTCGGCAGAAGAACGAGCCTGGAAGGGGTTGGGCTTTGATGGTGCCGGGCAGCCGAAACTGCAGGATCCTGCCGGAACTGGCTTATGGGGGTATGTTCCGGCAATCGGTTCGTTTGAGAAAGGTTCGCTACTCACTCAACGCTTTGAGGTTCTTCTGTGGGAATCCACGGATGAATACTGGCGCTGGGATGGGTCAATGCCGAAGATCGTTTTACCAGGTAGCACACCGGATACGGCTGGCGGACGGGGTAAAGGAAAGTGGCTGGATGTCACCGATGCGACTCTTCGCTCAAACCTGGGTTCAAGCGAAGAGGGACTCGGGGATACACTGGTTACCCACGTACAGGGCGATATTTTTACTGGGTCAGTAAGAGAATTTCTCAACTCAACCATTAAATATGTCACCCCTGAACTGATGGGATACAAAGCTTCAAATGCATCAGACGATAATGCCGCCGCAATACTTAAGGCACTGACGGTAGCGAGTGAAAATAATCTGGTCTGTAAATTTCAGAACGGTATCTACAATAGTAATGACGTCGAGGTGAATTTCCCGGTCTCCGTTGACGTTAGCCCTACGGCATTTCTTGACTTCGCACTGGTGGTACGCGGAAGTCACTTCGATGTAGTGAATACGGTAAAAACTACGCTTGACTGGTCTGCTGTTCCTGCCGGAACGACATCGATCGCCGGAGATTTCTCCGCATTCACTGCCGGCAATGCTATCGCCGTTTCGCTAAATGCTATGGACGGGGGCAGCGCTTCCAAAGGTAATGAGACCGGCTCCGACTTCTCGATTATTTCGGCAAAGGATGGCACTTCCTTAACGATGGCGGCGGCCACGCGGTTTGCTTATCAGAATCCGGACGTTGCTGAACTGCGTGCTGCTGTGCAGTATTCGGGCACTCTGGCAGTGGATGAGTATTTTATTGCCGGCGATTACACGGCCTTGTTTCAGGCCGGGGATATCATCCGTATCGAGAATATTTCCGGGACTTATGCGGTAGAGGCCAGCCCATATTATTTTGAGCTGGTAAAAATACGTAGCATCAGCACTGCCGGCATTGCCCTTAAGGCGAGACTGAACTATGCCCACGTTAACCCGTGGATTGTTAAGACAGGCAGTATTGCCGGCGTAAAAGTGTCGGGAGGCGGCCGGATTAAACGCCTTGAAATACGCCAGTGTGATACACCAAACGTCAGTGGGCTGTCGATTGACCGCCTGATTACGGGCTTTAGTTATGATGTTGATGTGTCAGATATTAATGCCGTTGGGGTCAGCGAGCCATCAACTGCCAATTTTTCGTACTGTTTTGGTCGTTCCAGAGCAGCTAACCTTCGAGTAGGGGGATCATCTTCTGTCACAGATAATGCCGCGCTCAAGTTCATGAGCTGTCCAAAAATGCAGTTCTCTGGTATCACAAGTGACAACACAACAGCCACCGGCACTCAGGGGGACTATGGTGTTTTTGGCGATGCCTTTTTTACACCCTATTACTGCTGGAACAGGGGAGTATCCGTAGATGGTATTACTGTTGAGAAACCACGATCTCCAGTTAATCGGGCAGTATGGTTCTTTGGTCTACTTGATTCTTTTGTCAGCAATATCAAGGGGGGACAAGTATTCCTTCAAGGGTGTGTGAACAGCGTTTTCAGCGAAATTGTTATCCCACAAGAGCCACTCGAGACCCGGGATCTGGTCGGTTGTGAAGTGCGTGCGTTCTGCAAAGCATTTACTATTCTTGGCGGTGTGGACACTACGTATCAAATCAGAACTACTGGTCTTGGTTCCGGAGCCAGCCTGAATATCGCGGGACGTTTTGGTGCAGGAACCAGAAATCCACTGACTGGCGAAACCTATTTAATTGGAAAACGAAACAAAATCAATATTGATAGCCTTTCAGAATCGACTTCTGCAGTAACGATTTACGCTCAGTCTCAGGATCGTCTCATTATCGGTGGAGACTGCATAGATAAAGACACTGTCGCATCAAGTATTGTTTTTGGCTCAAATATCACGAATCCCAAAATGCAGCCGAACCTGCTAACAGGTTCAATGGCATCTGGTCCAGTCTGGACAGGTGTTCGTATCAAGGGCGGAATAAGTTTCGATGGGGATTATCGGGATGGATACTGGAAATCTAACGGGAAATACTTGTGGGTGACCGGAAGCAACATACTCAAACTTCATCTGACAAAACCCGATAGCGATAGTCCTAGCGGTGCTATCACTATTGGTCCATAGAGGAATTAGTAATGCCATTTGTAAAAAAAATCGTTACAGACAAACGTGTTTCATTCCCACTGTTACAACTAGTTCTGCCCTCTGAGAGCTCAGAAGTTGAGATTACAGTAACCGTAACAGGCATCTCCGGACTTTCGGAAGCAACTGGCGTAGCTGAGTATATGGTTGAAGTTTATGGCACTCAGGGCTCAATACTGCGAACAGAGTTTCCTTACTCAGGTGCAGGTAACCCCATCGAAGAAGCAGAGAGCTATCTGAAAAATATTATTTAAATAATAAATGCCCGCCAACGCGCGGGCCTTAACCTGCTATTCTCTCACAACGGTAAATCCCATAAGGTAGGTTTCTGATGCGGCAGAAAAAATATCTACACTGTCTTCGGATATCGTCCCCACATTGAAGATAAATACTTCCTCACTTTTATCTTTATCGACATAGACGCCTATTGCGCTGACGAAGATATCCCCATCCTGAATAGTTTTTTCAATAAACGCAAAGCATCCAGATCTAGATATCCCATAGCGCTCGTCGGAAGATGAATAGTCACCCTTCATATAAATCATATCGTTCCCCATGCCGCTCTGAAGATGGAATAGGCGTAAGCGCTATTCAGGTATGATGTGTAATCGCCTGCGATATAATCCTGGCTGGTAACATCCCATTTCCTGACGACAGCATAAGATGATGTGACGCTGTGAACAGAGTAGTAATTTCCGTTAATCAGCATAAACTCACCCGCTGCTACAAGCGCACTGCTCATAGCAATAACAGTCTCACCCGCCACGATGGAGTTATAGAGTGAATAGGCTGGCCCCCAGCCACTGTTCGATGGAAGGTTGCCAGTAGCCCGAATAAAGTTATCTTCACCTGTCGTCGCGGCGTACATCATATATGGCGCAGAGAATGAGCAACGGTAGTACCGGGTATTGTTCGCAGATGGCCAGTTGCGAGGTGTGGTGTTGTAAGGTATCCCGTCCGTCTGAACGCCGTTGTAGACCTGCTGCGCCATTCGGGTGTAGACACAGCCGTTTGAGGTTTTAGGTACGTAGAGGAAGCACCGACCGATGTTTTCGTGATTATTTACCCCAATATCAACGTAAATCATGCCTCCGGTTGTTACAAAGGAATCGATGCAGTTTTTTAACGTATTGTTGTATACGCGCGTATAACCTACAGCATTTTTCCAGCGGATACCCTGGCTGGTAGTGATGTCTTTACCAGTAATCGTGCACCCCGTAACTGAACAGTTATACGCCGCTGTATTTATCCGGTTAAAGAAAACTCCCGAGTTTGGAAACCCAAAGATGACACAGGCGGAAATAGTGGCGTTTCCGCAGGATTCGATAAAGATTCCAACGGAAATATCACCCACCGTACAATTGGCTATAACAACATTTTCCGCGATACCCTGACCGGTCTCATCGGTTACATTACCAAAGATATCAATGCCGTTATCACCGCAGGAAGTTACGGTACATCCCGTAATGGTCATCCCGTTGGGACGCTCACACTGAATGCCGATATAGCCTACATTATGCACATAGCAGTTTAATATCCGTGAGTTAGAACACCCGTAAACTTCATTATTTGCACGCCGCAGATAAATGCCGCCAGATGTACTGTCAAACGCCTTAACGTTATCAATAGTGACATTATCCGAGTCCACGATATTAATGCAGGTAATCCCCGTTCCGGCAGCGGTGCCACGGCTACCGTTAAGCGTGATCCCCTGAATCTTGCAGTTATCGGCAGCGCCTTCCCAGTTAGTGATGATTGCACCACTGGATGAGCCGGTAAAACTGCCATCAAGAGTGATTGATCCGCCGCCCATAAGGGTAACACCACTGCGCATGCACAGCGCGCCACGGCCCGCAGCAACCTCACCGGGGATCAAAGTTGAATCCGGATTGAGAGTGACAGTGAACTCACCACCAATGAGAATATTAGTCGGACCGCTCCCTGCAAGATAATTCTGGTTAGCCTGGTCAATGGATGCCTGAATCGCCTTCCGCCAGTCGTTCCCTTCAGCGAGATACGAATACATTTCGACGGTCAGAAAGCTCAGGCCGCCAATCAGTTTTGCTCCATCGCCTGAACCCAGGTTTACGCGAACAATCCCGGCAATTTACAATCAGCTATTTCAAAGGGTTGCATAATGCTGATTGGCTACGCGCGGGTATCTACCGGCGATCAAAACCTTGATTTACAGAAAAACGCACTGGTTCGCGCAGAATGTGAACTGATTTTCGAAGACACCGCCAGCGGTAAGAATGCTAAAAGGCCAGGATTACGGAAAGCGATACGCCGTCTTCGACCTGGTGATTCGCTGGTGGTCTGGAAGCTGGATCGCCTCGGTCGCAGTGTTCGTGACCTCATTACGTTGGTGTCTGAACTGCAGGAGAGGGGAATTCATTTTCGAAGCTTGACTGACTCGATCGACACTTCGACACCTGCCGGCCGCTTCTTCTTCCATGTCATGAGCGCGTTAGCTGAAATGGAGCGTGAATTGATAGTGGAGCGTACCCACGCCGGTTTAGCAGCGGCAAGGGAGCAGGGGCGCATCGGTGGCCGCCGCCGGGTAATGACCACCGAAGTTGTGGAGCGTTGCCGGCGCATGCTGGAGAACGGCGCAACCCGGCAGCAGGTTGCAGATGTGATCGGGGTAGGGGTGAAAACGATTTATAAATATTTCCCTATTGGTTAA